TTGGTCAAAATGAGTTTATGGAGGTTCATTTCGTTTCGCCGTCCTTTCCATGAAGCTGTGCCAGCACACCTTTTAACTTTTCAGGCACAGGTAGCCCAATAGCCGTGGCATTCTCAACAAGAGAAATACCCTCATTAGCAATGTAGAAGAAGATAATCGCTGTACGAAGCGGTGCTCCCGTGCCGCCGAGCAGGTAAGTGTCAATGAGATGACCAATACCGACCACAAGGAATAGCGCTACCTTCTTGGCGATACCCTGTGCTCCGATTCGGCTGGAAAGCTTCTTCTCCACAATTGCACGAAGCACACCAGTGATGTAGTCGACAACCACAAAGGCAATGAGTGCGTAAAGGAAACCGTCTAATCCGCCTAAATACCAGCCAAGGGTTCCTCCAATGGCTGTAAACACAACCTGAACCCAAGTCCAAATCTCTTTCATTTTCCTTTTACCTCCTGTTTTTTCGCATAAAAAACGCCTGCTAAAATAAGCAGGCGCGAATGCCGATATTAATGATTATTCTTTAACTCTGTTTCGGGAGTGCCTCCCAAAGCCGCAAGTCTTCCTGACCGAGTGACCATAAGGCAAACCCACGCAAACCCCATCGGTATGCAGCTTCATTTGCCCAGTATACGATCGAATCTACGTCTTGGTAGTAGACGATACCAAAACCATCCCCATCGCCGAGGAATATCCTCGAGCACCAGACATTGATATCACGTGGTGTGAATTTTGCAGTATAGTCAGCGTTGCAGGGAATGTATAGCATCGCTGAATGCACAAAGTCGTAATCCATCGAGATATCCTCACTTCTGGTAGAGGATTCCTCCACATCTGAGGTAATCGTAAATACCTCGAATTCATTGTCCCATGTAACGTTATTCCGGGCGATCCTGCCGTAAGTTTCGGTAGTACCGTTTGGCATCGTCACATCAAAAGCTTCATACGGCTCGTAAGTCCAGGCATCGCCTAAACGCAGAAGTTCACACTTGATTTCATTGTCCGACCGAATACCACAATAACCGCTTGTCGGTGATACCGTGGCTGTGAAGCGGAGGGTGTTGCTGTTTCCGGAATAAACCCTCACGCGGTTGCCGCGTTTCCTCATTTCGATGAGATACATATTGGGGTTTGTTCGGATATCGGAGACGGGTGTTTTAGAGTAAGCTGATCCATAACTGCCGAGCAAAACAGATCCTTGATAGAGTTCCACTTGCTGCGTGTCAATGTTGATACAACAGAAGATGTTGCCAATAAATACCCCAGCGCGCCCGCTTCCGTTATGAGGGAAAGCAAGCCGAGCTCGAAGATGAACATCAGAGAAACTGTCATATCTCCAGGCAAGCTGGCCACTACCTTCCAGCTGTGAGTAAACCCTGCCGGTTGCATATTCATCGCTTCGCCAGACTGCCCAATTGCCTGAAAGCGTAGTCCAGTAAGTGCTTTGCAGTGTGATGGGGTCCCGGAAGTCCTCATACCACACTAAAGCCGAGTCGGGTTTTCTTCGAAGAATCTCGGTGGTCAGCTTGAAGCCTTTGTCCGGAACAGCCATACTCCCGTTCACGTCCTTGAAACTGCGCGGTGAGAGTTCAAAGGTAGCTGAACCCGCTGAGGGCCGTTCTGAAAACGATGAGCAAAGACGAAAGCCATATAATTGTGCGCCAATCACACCTCCGTCAACGGTGATGGTGTGTTCTCCTGCCGACAAGCTGTGCTCTTTGGCAAGAGCCACCCAGAAGGTGCTTCTCCAATATGGCCACCATAGGCGGCTTTCGTAAAATCCGACCGAGGAACCGTCAAGTGAAATGTTGATACCGTTCTTATCCCAATACGGAAAGCAGATACGGACGGCAACATCATAAACTCCCGATTGCGGAACGGTAAATTCGTAGGTGGCTATACCCGTTTCTGATGAGAGCGTAATCATGCCGTTACCAATAACCACACCCTCTGTATAACTATCCGGCACACCGTCCCGGTCAATATAGATTGTGCCAAACTCTGCCTTTTGTGTTTTTCCGTAGCAAGTTAAGTATCGTCGGCGGTTGTAGGTTTCCCCGATGATAGGGGCTTCTCGGTCGGTTGCATCGCCGCCCTCAGCATAATCGTATACCTGAGGGAGCATATACGGTACCTGATCGTAATCGTCCCAGTAGGCAAGCCACGGTATCATCGGCTGCGGAGGAGCATTACCCGTGAAGTTATACCCGCCTTCCGCCCATATTTTAGCGGCATAGTAGGTAAGCGACACGCCACGATATGTCTTGCCGAGGTCTGCAGGGTTTGCATATATCTGCCACTCCCAACCGTAACCCGGCAAACCCATATAGATCTTTTGCGGTTTCATTACTCTTGCGGCATAATCATACACACCGACAAGCCAGTCCCGCGGAGAGACAGGACCCGGTGCACTGCCAGCCCAAGCCATACCGTAGGACATAATCGCTGCCGTGTCGCAGTACGCATCGAGATCGGCATAGACACACCAGTTCTCACCGCCGACAGAGCCTTGGACGCCAGTCATACCGGGTAAACAGATATTGACCAGTTTTGTGGGATTGTACGCTTTGACGGTTTGGTATATATCGCGAAAGAGGATATTTGCTGCGTCCTTGTTCTCATACCCACCGCCGCGCTCCAAGTCGATATCCACACCAGCGCACCACGGGTATTTCTGCATGATCCGCACTAACTCAGATAGAAACTTAGTCTTTGCACCATTTTCGTTATTCCGCAGAGCAGTGAATATAGAAGCTGTTCCGTGATTCATCACGGTAAGAAACCAACGCACTTTGGGCCATTTGTTGATGTATGGCATCATGCTGGATATCGGTGTACCTGTTTCGGTTATCGTTCCTGATATGTCCACCTCAAAGGTGAAAATGCCGACGGCTTCAAAACGGTCTCCGTAATTATTCAAGGCTTGGTGCATTCGGGTGTTGCCCATGAACGACCATACCATGCATTTCTTTCCCTTAAGATAATCCCTGCTCATAAGCGCGGATCTCCTTCCATCATTTCTACATATTCAAGGTAGACCCTCGCCGATTTTCCACTTTCCAGCTTAATCTGATGCTTACTGTCATAAGCTGCGGTATATTGATAAAATCCATCCTTGGATGTGGGACTGCCATTTCGCAGACATTCCCTTGCCACAGCTTTTAAGGCAAATTCATCACCCGCATTCACCGCCGATGTAAATTTGCACTTATGTGAACCCATGCCCTGTGAAATTTCAATGCTTCCCGCCGACATTGGCTGTTTCGGATAGATATATAAATCAAGACCCGCTGAGGTTTCTCCGGTGTTAAAAAGGACAAGAGTCGCACTGCCACGCACCACGGCATTTTGGTAGCGAGGAGTATTTCCGCTATTTCGGAGCATAACGTTGTTGTGGGGCGTATAGCCTGTCAGTTTGTCGCCTTCTTGAAGTTGAAGGTCGGTATAGTAAATCTCGCCAGTACAGTCGGCAATGAGAGGACGGAGGGTGACGTTCACGATTCGTTTTTCCTCTTTGAGCTTAATTACCTCTGCAAATCGGATGAAGTTGTTAATGACCATAAGTACCACCTACCCATCGAGAGTCCATTGAATTTCACAGACATGGCCGACCCAGCCCGTGGCAACGACACCTGCTTGAAGCATTAGATCAGTGAAGAATACTTCTCCCGTGCAATTCTGTATAACGAGTCGAATGGTGATGGAGCGCAGCCTGCCATAACCTCTGGGTGATGCATCCCGCGCCACTTGTTGAAAAGATACCATGCAAATTCACCGTCCTCTCAATACAAATCAATAAATCGTGTTTCGGTTGTCCCGTCCTCGTATTCAAATACCACCTCGATACCGACCTGTCCGTTCGTTCTCTTGCTTAGGTTATTCGATCCTATTTGCGCCGATATGGTGTAGTTGCGTCTTGATGCCGGATAAACTGTTTGTGCCATACTTTTGGTCATATTCGCCACGCCAACTGCCTTAAAGGAAGCTGTACCGGACACACCGTTTTCAGTATCCACTTCAAAACCGCTATTTTGCCAATAGGCGAAGCCGTCGTCGGCTCGGGAATTTCGCAAATGATTAAAGGGAACCATATCTTTAATTTCCTGCCCAATGAGGTTGCTTTGGTCGAACTGGTCAGCAATCGTCGAGGAGGAAGAGTCGCCCAGTTCTCTAAGTTTGGTGGAGAGTTCCAGTACGGTTTTCCATGGCTCTTGAAGGTTGTACTGGCGGCGTACAATTCGTGTTTTAATGGTCAGATTCAAATCCCTGTCATCAACGGTTACAATGTCACCTAAATCCCATCGCTCATGCTCATAGCCCGTCAGCACGGACAAATCCATCGCCGATAGGACATAGGATACGCGGGGCTTTGCATATTCGGCAAGCCGCATATTGGTAAATTCAAGCATCTGATAGGGGTTTGTAAAATTAGAACAGTCAAGGGTAGCTACCCGAACCTCGCTTGAATAGCTGAAGTCCTCCACGTAGTCCTTGCCACCATTGATTGCAGCGAACGTCATGCCGTCCTTACCGATAGCATAGAGCCTCGTGACAAGGGATCGGGTATCGACTACACGCTTAATCCCGGTCAGGTTTTTACGGTAGGCAAAGAGCGCTCCACTGTCTGTTCCGCTGAATGTCAGTAAATCCACACGTCTGTCCCGACTGTGGAATACCAAATCGCCGCCATGGATGTTCTGTACCATTCGAAGTATGGAGAGTGCGTTTTTTTCTTGGCAGGTCCATGTTCTCAGGGTGGTTACATTTACTGTACCGACTTCCCAGCCTGTACCTTCAAGTGCAAATGCCATCGGGACAGCGGGCAGGTCAGCGTTAAATTCAACTGGTTGTTTCTCTGCAGAAAAAGTCAGGTCATAGAATGCCGCTTCCGCATAGACCGTTGTGAGTATACTATTGCCATCCGAGCCTTTTTCATCAGTCATTGTCCGAATACGATAAACATCCTCAGCAATTTGTACCTGCTTCTCGTTGTCGAGCATTATGCGCTTCGGGTCACTGTAAGGCAACTTGAATTCCAGGGTGTCCGCTCCGTTGATCTCGCCCGTAACAATGATGTCATAAGCATTCTCCAAAACCGTTTCCCACGCTCCGTTCTCATCCAAAATAACAGGGCGGGCAAACCCCAGTTTCTCATACGGAGATTTGGGGATATCATGAAGCGTTATATCGAGTAGCTTTGGTGTAACCGTTGTATCGCTGGTGGTGAGCGTTACCCTGTAGCAGATATATGAACGATTCGGTGAGGTCAGTTCGCCGTTTGTGCCAACTGCCTGCCATGCCGACCAGTTCTGCATATCATCTGAGGTTGATGTTTCTATCAGTGAAATGGACGTGACACCCGCGGTGTATTCACTTGTTGCAGATACTCGACCGCTCCCGGCAAGGCTGCATTCGGTGGCAATAGTCGTCAGTTGGCCGCTTTCGGGGTAGAGATTACCAATTCCCTTACGTAGGGTGACAGCTCCCGGCTCAGTTAACGCATCCACGTCACCCGAAGTGTCTCCTCCATTTGCAAGCATTGCTTGACGGAAGTAGTGAATCAAGTCATCAATAGTTAAATTGCTGTCTGTTTCAAAGAACCACTCATCCAAGCCGCCTGCGTAGTAATACTGGTTTGCGTGCATTCCCATAACGATATCCGCTACACAGGATGGATTCAATGTACCAGTAAATGTTCGCAAAGGGGCTGTCCAAACTACACCGTCGGCACGATTACACAGAACTATCTGAGATGTTTTTTCCGTCACATTTATGATCGCAGAGAGAAAATACCAACCACCATTGACCATGTTGAATCCAGGTGTTTCGGTTTGGTCAAGGATAAGCGTTCCTGATGAATTATAGAGCATCATTCGCGGCCGCCCTTGATAGAGGGAGATATAAAAAATAGGCTGACCGGGTCCTTGCCTTGTATTGAAAAGCGGAATGTAGTTCTGCCCTACAGAATAGGTGGTCGGGTTAATCCAACCGCCGACGGCAATTTTCTCACCGAGATCAGAAAAGAACGTACCGTCGTTGGTGGCGACAAGGTGCGTTTTTTCTGTGGTCGGATTGTTGATGTTCATTCGGAAATACCGCCCAAATCTGCCGTTTGGTAAAGAAGCGGTTGTGCCGCTCCATCCAGAGACAGTAAAATGCCGTCCGTTGGCGGAAGAGTCTGCAAGGCGAGTATTACTATCCGGCGTGGATTCGTTGAAACGCCAGAGTGCTGATGTTTTTACGGTTGCAGGAATCTCGCCCGTAAAGTCTGTTTGAGAAGTCAATATGGATTTTACCGCCATGTCCTCACCTCCAACGGCTCTTCGCCTGTATTTGCAGTTCTGTAAATGTCGCACCGATTGCCGTAATGGTTATGATGTTCGTTCCTTTGCGGAGAATTGGAAAATTCAACTCTTGAAGCAGAGGCAGACCATTACGGAGCGTTTCGCCAGTTCTGTCTACCACCTTGGCAGTAACTAATCCGCTGTCGATGACGAGGGTTTCTCCGGCAGCCAAAGGCCCGACAATGCGAAGTTCTTCGTCATTTGTTTTCAACGACACATAGGTTGATGCCCCTGACTGAATGATGCCTTTCAAAAGGAAAACAGGCAATGAGTCTGTATTGCCTTTACTCCTCGTGACTGTATTTGCACCCTCTTGGGTTAGTGTAAAACTCTCGTCTGTCAAAGCGTAAGCATGTGGGTCGGGACAGACGAAGTTCAAGTCAAATGCGCCTGCCGAGCGAATAAGCCGTTCACAGTTCACGGCATCCTGCAGTCTCGCTGTGAAATAGCGGTCGGGGACATCGTCAAACACAAGTTGTTTCAGCCCTTTTTTGGGATCTAACCACTCGGCAAGGCCGTCTAACACTCCAACCAGAGAAGCGAGATTGTGCAATGGAGCAATATTACAGCTCACAGTTATGACCCGCTCTGCGCTATCACTGCCAAAGTCTGCCACACCCGGCTTTCCGGGTATGGAAACAAAGGAATTACGCAAGGGTGGCGAAGCCTGCCACGAGGTCAGACGAGCCTTGACGTTCATGCTTTGTGATGAAATTCCGTTGAAAATAAAGCCCATGCCAACACCTCCTTATGCCGGGCTAAACCGTCCCTGCGCCCGCGAGCCGGTCTGCATCAGGTTATAAAGTTCCTGTGATATTCTTCGGATGTCATCCTCGCTGCGAACAATCATCTGCTGTATGTTGATGAGCGAAGGCATACCTGATACCGCCAAGCCGCCATGACTTCCTGTTACATCGCCCATATTTATGCCAGGCGTATCAAAAGAGGTGGGGATAGCGTTCTGCATATCTTTTGCGACTTCATCCATCGCCCGTTCGAAGCCTACACCGATACCTTGACCCATGTTCTCGCCAAGTCCGGCAAATAAGGTAGATGGAGAATGGATACCGAAGAAGTTTTTGATGCCGTCGACGATCCCTCCGAAGAAACCGGAGATTTTACCCCAAATCCAATCGGCGACATTTGAAATACCCTGCCACAGACCCTTGATTAGGTCGCTGCCGACTTGCACGATTTTACCGATGTTACCGGTGAATCCTTTCACGATGGCGGTAATAATCTGGGGTATAGCTTTTACGATTTCCACGATGATGGTTGGCAGGTTCTTTATCAAGGACACGAAAAGCTGGATGCCCGCCGCCACAAGTTGCGGAATACTCCCGATAATTGCGGTAATAAGCGACGTGATGATTTGTGGTATCGCCGCCACGATAGCTGTTATTATCTGCGGTAGATTTTGAACCAACGATACTAACAGCTGAATCCCTGCGTCAATAAGCTGTGGAATAGATCCGAGGATCGCAGAAATCAATCCCTCTATGATTTGTGGGATTGCCGCCACAATTGCCGTGATGATTTCAGGCAAGGCATCTACTAAAGACACGAGAAGTTGAATTCCAGCATCAATAATTTGCGGAATAGCCCCAATGATAAAATCTACAATGCCGAGGATAATTGCTGGCAGAGCAGCGATCAATTGAGGTAGTGCATCCAGGATGCCCTGTGCTAATCCGAGAATCAGTTGAAGGGCGGCATCAAGTATCATAGGCAGGCTTTCAATTAAGCCTTGAACAATTGTGATCACAGCGTTCACTGCTGCCGGTATCAACTTTGGAAGTGCATCGGCGATGCCTGTAACGAGAGTGGCCACTAATTGAACCGCTGCATCAATAAGTAATGGAAGGTTATCAATCAGCGCACCCACAATGGTCATAACGGCATCCACGGCGGCGGGGATGAGTTCGGGCAAAAGCGTCAAAATCGTTGTCAGCACCTGTGTGAAAAGATCGACTACCGTAGAGAGCAGAGTCGGAAGCAAATCACCGATTGCCTGTAGTATCCCGTCGAGGGCAGGCGGCAATGCCCTTACTATATTCTCAATAACTGGAACAATGTTTTTCACGACGTTCTGGAACGCTTCGACCACATTACCAATCAAAAGTCCGACATCAGCATTGGCATTACCCAAACCTGCCATCAAGTTTCCTATAGCTGATTGCATCCCCGCCATAGAGCCAGCTATTGTTTCCGTGGCTTCCAAAGCAGTCGTTCCTGTGATTCCCATTTCGGTCTGAATGACATGGATCGCTTCCGTCAAATCGGAAAATGAAGAGAGGTCGTATTTAATGCCGGATATTTTTTCGGCATCAGCCAAGAGTCGCTCCATTTCAGATTTTGTGCCGCCATATCCCAGCTTCAGATTGTCGAGCATAGTATAGTTTTGCTTGGCAAAACCCTGATAGGCCGTCTGAATAGCTGACAGATCCGTCCCCATTTTATTGGCATTATCCGCCATATCAGTAATCGCCATGTCCGCAACCTGCGCCGCTTTTGCAGTATCACCGCCGAGGGACTGGATAAGACTTGCCGAAAAGCCCGTGACAGTTTCCATATATTCGTTGGCGGACATACCGGCGGTCTTGAAAGCATTTTCAGCATACTTCTGAACAGACTGCGACGCTTCACCAAAGAGTGTATCAACACCGCCGACCAGTTGTTCGTAGTCCGCATAGGCGGATATGACTTCTTTGCCAAGTTTAATGGCAGCGGCTCCGGCAGCCACAGCCACAGCGCCCATTGCCACACCAATGCCTTTTAGGATGCCGCCCAGTTTCTCGAACTTTCCACCAGACTTTTCGGCGCTGTCACCAGCGTCCTCAAGTTCCTCACCAAGGTCGTCGGCTTCTTCCGCGGATTCTTCTAATTCACGCTCCATGTTGTTAAGTTCTGCGTTGGCATTATTGAGGGCAATCTGCCAGTTTTGAGTGCGGCGATCATTTTCACCAAAGCTTTCGGATGCATTTCGAAGAGCGGCTTCAAGGGTGGAGATTTTCTCCTTCTGGGCATCGATTGCTTTATTAAGGACTTCGTTACGGGCAGCAGTAGCCGCTATGGATTTGTCCTGTTTGTCGAATTCGCTCGTTACCAGCTTCATTTCGCTACCTAGCACTTTGAATGACTGGTTTATATCACGCAATGCATTTTTAAATTCCTTTTCGCCCTCGACGCCTATTTTTAACCCAAAATTGTCAGCCACTTAAAACACCTCCCTCCGTAAAAAATCAGATGCCATCAGGGATGACATCTTCAATAAACAGTTCGCGCTTTGGCTTGACCATTCCAAGGAACTGGCGATGGCATTCCCATAGGTCCAGCAATTGTCCAATTGGGGTAAGCCACGTTTCCTCTTCGGAGCGATTTAGATGAACCGTACCGTAATATAAAAGTCGGGTAAACAACTCATTGTCGCTTACCCGACCTCGGCGTTTTTTGACTCACTATCCTCGCTTTCGATGTTACGAGCCGTTCCTTTAAACATCGCCTCAGTAATTGCCGATTTATATACCGCCAGTTCAAGCGGCGAGGTGAGCAATTCCACTTCTTCCTTGGTCAGCAAATCTTTTGGTTTTTCCTTGTTGCGAAGGTTGTGGATGAGGATGGACTGGTTGGCAAGGAGCGTAATCAGCCAAATAATCTCATCCAGAGCCATCTCAAAGTTTTCTGACCTCATTAACTTCTCACCCAAGTTGTCCAGGCCGCCGTATCGTTTGGCGATTTCCTTTGTGGCGCGAGTGGACAAAATCAGCTCATATTCTTTGTCGCCGATTTTGATGACGGCGCTTCGTTCGTTATCCATGCATTAAACCTCCAAATCTGTTTCAAATTCAGGTTCGTATACTTCCGTATACCAATCACTGGTCACAACCGGTAGTACATCCACATCATCTTCGTTAACTTCCGCTTTCCATGGATGACGACCATTACCGTCCGGTTTATTGCGTCGGGAAACAGTGCCTTCAATACTTGGTGTTGAAAAGGTGATACTATCACCCTTGGTGGCAAGATTGGTGGACGGAATGCCGAACTTGACGCGGTAAAGCCAGAAGTAGCGATACTTACCATTCGCTTTTTTCGCTCGAAATCCAATAGCGACAGGCTCGCCACCATCCTCTGAAGCAGAGATAAGAACACCGTTTTCATCTGTGGTCGCGCCCGTCAGTTTTGCGGCGACGGTTTTACCAATGTCGTCCACACCAAGGGTCAGTTTGCCGTTCTTGAATTCCTTGATAATTTCGGCGGCACCGTCGTCCGCCCAAAGTGTCGCTTCCGCAAGTTCGATTGATAGTTCAGCTGAGATTGCCTTTGCCAGCATTACCGGAGCTCCGTAGGTTTCGTAACCCGTAGTAGGTGCTTCGGTGATTGGTGCGTAGTAGAGTTTATCAAGCCCAATTGTAGCCATGTTAAATTTCCTCCGTTTCGTATTCTTTCGCCACATCGATGGCGTAGTGGTGATAGCCGGTATCATCCTCGTGTCCGATATACCGGCGGTCGGTAATAACAAAATCAGCCTGGAGGAGCATCCTCACAAGCTGATTCTTTCTTTGT